TGGGGTTTGGCTTGTGCCAGATGATGTCTTGCCGCAAATACCAGCCATCAGCCCTGAGAGCAAAAGCCAGCATCCAAGGAATACCTATTAAATCTTTTGCTTTTAATCCAACATTTTGAAGCCAATTTGGGTTGTTTCTTATGTTCGTAATATGTTGACCACCGGCTTGCGATATACCCGTTTTATTGTAATTTCCACCACCGCCGCCAGCATAACTATCCCCAATGTTTAACCACACAGTCCCATCGTCAGCCAGAACATCCCTGACGCATCTAAACACTTCGACCATAGCGGCTATGTATTCCTCTGGAGTTTCTTCTAATCCTATCTGCCCATCTCGACCATAATCCCTAAGCCCATAGTAGGGTGGGCTGGTCACGCAAGTCTGGGCTTTTACGCCCTCTGATGCCCACCGGCGCATGGTCTCTCGGCAATCGCCGAATTCGATGATATTCATGCAACCTTGACCGATGCCCGCATAACTGCGCTCTTAAACTCTTGAGGGTGGGTAAACTGGCTCTCATCGATACCCAGCTCGTGAGCCTTGGCCTGAATCCCGACCCAAGTCTCGTACCATTCCTTACCCTGAACCACTCCCGGCAGGGTGACCTTTAGCTCGTCCTCCCAACGCTCTTGACGTAAAAAGGTAGCCGGGTAGGGTATGAACTGACCATCGTTCTTGCGCCATTGGTCTGACCGGCATTGAGCCTGAATCGCCTCTAAAAGCTCCGCAAGGGGTGGACGGATCTGGTCGGTCTGCTTCCATGCCTTCCTAGCGTCCCCCTTGGCTACTTTCTTAGGGTAAGCCTTCCAAAAGGTCTCAAAGTCAGTCATTCTCACGCTCCCGTATTGACTTGGCGGCTTCCTTGCTGACATAGCTCGCAAGTTTGGCGCACTCGGCTCTCTCGTACTCAACAGCCTTCTTGATGGCCCGGACAACGTACTCTGAGGCGCTTTGCTTGACCTCGGCAACCACGGTCTCAACCAGCTTACCAAGTTGAGCGTCCGAGGCCGTCCACAGGGGTTTAATCAAGTCTCCTTGGGTGCGTATCATTCCTACGCCCAAGGCCAAGTTCTCTATATCTTCGCGGTTCATTATTCACCTTGATAAGTTCTGTTTTGCAAGATTATCTGTTTTATAAACTGTTTGCAAGCACCTCAAGACCAAAGAACGACCAACTAGCAAAAACAGGTTTTTGCCAGCCTTACATGGAGATGTATCCCGTAACAACGGTACTCTAGGTAGCCATGCCCACTACTAGACGGATATAGCGGGTGTCGACCCCGGCTCCGTGGCTACTTATTCCACGGCCTCTATCCCATCCCCGCCTTTTCCATTTGCTGGCGTTTCGCGCAGTCGGAAATGGAAAAACCCTTTAGTGGAGACTTGGGCTTGACAGGCCAGCATCGGGCGAAAACCTCAAAACCAAACGATGACTACAAGCCCCCACTAAAGGGTTCTGGGTACTGAGATTTTCGCCTAACACCGGAGCGTCACTTCCGACCACGAAATTGTATACGGTTTCCAATACCTACCAAGATAGATTAACCCCACAAATTGTAGGGGAATAGAAAATAATTGATAAAAAGATGCCAAACCCTATTGTAAACAGTTTGTTAATCTGGATAATTACTCATACGGTCACTTTGATCGTAACTAACCGGAGAGAATAAATGAACACAGAATCTAAAGACATCCAAGGCGCTGTAAAGATTGGCAACGGCACAAAACTTCACAGAGCCTATAAAGACTCAAACAATCATTTATGGATTTGTTGTAGTTGCCCGGGAAGTCAACAGGGTTCCACACGCCGCCGAGCAAGATTTTTTCCAAACGTAACACCTAATTGCAAAAACTAATTCACGGGGGCTTCGGCCCCCACCTTCGGAGAGAATAAATGGCAATCACATCAACACTAGGCAAACCAACTTTGTCTCTATACCGCGATGATCCTGTTGATCACGTGCGTACTATCGCCGCCAAATCAGGCCACTCCTATTATCAATGTACGGTTTGTAATGACCGCATCTGGACTGACGATGATGAGTCGTTAGAAGATTTTTTATGTTTTCACGATTCATGCAAAGGAGAGTAATTATGGAAGATACGCAAGACCTTCATTACCAGCAACAGTTAGAGCAGCAAGAGCAAGACGAAAGAATCACCACCTCTCACCTAGACCAGATTGCTTACAGATGTTTAGGTGTAGCCCAAGCAGTTCGTGATTTGAGTTTTATGCGTGACCCGGAGTCGTTTGAGAAGTCTAGAGCCCGCTTAATCGAGCTGGCAACTGAGTTTGATAATCTAAGGAGAAAGTACGATGAGCAAAACTGATCTAGTAGTTAAGCACCTAAAAACACGCGGCCACATTACATCGTGGGAAGCAATCCAAAAGTATCGCGCCACACGCCTTGCAGACATTATTTTTAATCTGCGCTCAAAGGGTATGGCAATCAATACGGTCATGTGTGTGCGTAATAAAGAACGCTACGCCCGCTACGTTTATATGGGAAAAAAACCATGACTAAAGATGAATTTGGTGATTTAATAGGTGGCGCTCTACTTGCGCTAGTAGCAATAATGGCAATGTTTATCTAAGGAGAATAACTTGAGTGCATATAGCAAACTGATGGATGCCCGGATAGCCCTGCAAAACGCTAGTCTTAAAAAATCGGGCAAGAATACTTACGCAGGGTATTCGTACTTTGAGTTGGGTGACTTCCTACCCGCGATCCAATCTATATTCCATGAGAAAAAGTTAGCGGGGATTGTGTCTTTTGGGCTTGACCTTGCGACCCTGACCATCGTGGACTTAGAAGATGGCTCAGAGATTAAGATAACCAGCCCCATGTCCTCGGCAGCTCTCAAGGGTTGCCATGAGGTACAAAACCTTGGCGCGGTTCAGACCTACATTCGCAGATACCTTTGGGTTTCAGCTTTGGAGATTGTCGAACACGATGCAATTGACTCTGCCCAGCCAGTAGAACCCAAGCCTAAACGTGCTACCAAGTCCAAGGCTGAACTGGTCAAGCTCATCAATGAGGCATCGAGCCCTGAGATCCTCTCAGTTTTTTGGAAAGCTCTGAGCCCAGAGGAACGTGAGCTGGTTAGGACTGAGGCCGCGCACAAGGGCGCAGAACTAAAGGGGGCTAAAGATGCGTGAGGCCAACCCATTCCAGCTTGATGGGAACTGGTGGAACGACCGGCTGGGCAAGCTCACGGCCTCGCGTATGGCGGCGGCTATGAACTTCCTAAAGTCTGGTAAGGAGTCCACGGAGCGCGAGAACCTACGGTATGAGATTGTCGCGGAACGGATCACCAATACCTTTGCGGATAAGTACACCACCTCTGATATGCAATGGGGGGTGGAGCAAGAGGCTGCGGCAAAGGAAAGGTTTGAAAGTGTCTGTGGTTTGATAGTCACGGACACTCGGTTCATTGACCACCCGCGTATACCCTTTTTGGGCTGTTCGCCAGACGGGTTTGTGTCTGACGGATGCTTGATTGAGATCAAGTGTCCCAAGACCAAGACCCACATGAAATATATCGCCAACCAAGAAGTCCCTGCGGAATACAAACCGCAAATGACCTTACAGGCTGCGGTCACGGGTAAGGCGGTCTGGTTTGTTTCCTACGACCCGCGCATGGGTGAGGGCAAGGACTTGTTCATTAAGAAGTTCAAACCCACCCCAGAGGAGATCAAGGTGGTCGAGGACGCAGCCGAGCAGTTCTTAGCTGAGTGTGATGCGCTCTTTGATTTCTACAACAACAAAGCAGTTTATTTCGATAAGGATTAAAAATGTTACTAATTGGATTAGCTCGTATAGGTAAAGACCCAGCAATTCGCTACACCGGTGATGGAAAACCTGTGATGGATCTATCGCTGGCTATGGACTACGGCAAGAAAGGCGCGGACGGCAAGCGGCCTACGCAATGGATTAGCGCGACCATGTGGGGTGACCGCGTGGAGAAGCTCCAATCTCACCTAATCAAGGGTCAAAGCCTCTTTGTGACCTTATCTGAGCCCCACCTTGAGGAATACAAGCGCAAGGACGGAACCACGGGTACTTCGCTCAGAGCGCGGTTAAATGAGCTGGAGTTTGCCGGGGCTCCAAAGGACAAGGTACGCGAGGAACCCAAGATTGAAGATTTAGATGACGATATCCCTTTTAGTTAAAACGGATCTATAATGGTTGAATTTCAAAGCACAGGAACTTCAACATGATCCGTTCTAAAAAATGTTTTAAGTGCAACTCCGTCAAGCCATTAAATGATTTTTATAAACATCAACAAATGGCTGATGGACACCTTAACAAATGTAAGGAATGTACAAAAAATGATGCGAATAAACACAGATATGAAAATCTTGAAGCTATTAGGGAATATGACCGACAAAGGTCGAAAAACAAGGATCGAATTAAAGCGTCCTATGAAATTACAAAAGCATGGAGACAAGCCGACCTTAGGCGTTCAAAAGCGCACAGCATGGTCGCAAGGGCTATTAAATCGGGAACATTACAACGCTGTCCTTGTGAACAATGTGGCAATCAAAAATCAGTTGCCCATCATGACGATTATGACAAACCGCTTGAAGTTAGGTGGTTATGCCAAATTTGCCATGTCCAATTTCATCAAGGATTAAAAAATGGAAGATATTTCAGCAATCATCATCAAGATAGATTTGAATCTGTCGGAGTTAAAGCGCCTGACAAGAACCCCGGCGTTTGGCGATAACGAAAAGATTACGCAGATCATTTTGGATATGCGCTGGCAGTTATCGCAAGCCCTGACCTCGATTGGTAAAAATGCCGAATAGGGTCAAGTGCTGGGCTCTGAAAGACTCAAGGGGCCGCTACGTTCAGATAGAACATGGTGCAATGCCGCAAGAAGCCTTTAAGAACTTGACATTTAGAACGCAGCGGGCGGCTAATGAGTGGCTGGCTAGGAACTTGTACTGGTACTACAAGGCCAAACCCGTTCAGGTAATTGTCAACATCAAGGAGGTAGGTGAACCATGACTTTCGTCTCTCACTTAGTCGCTGCCGACATTTGGTTTTTTATTTTGTGGATGATTGCGATGATCGCGATGGTCTGCTTTGTTTGCTCACAAAAGGAAAAAAAAGATGAAAAGACTACTGATAGTTCTCGCCCTGACAGGGTGCGCTACCACAAACCCCGGGGATCCTTCCCAGATCGGAA